AAGTAAATATTTTAATAATTATTCATTCAAAAAAATCAAAGACATATTGCATGATGCATACGATAACGGATTATCGGCAGAACAATTACGGCGGTCAATTCAAGATCAATATGAACATTGGGTTAATCCTGCGGGGTTAGATCAATCGCGGGCCATGACAATTGCCCGGACAGAAATGGTTGCCGTCGTTAATGGCGGGGCAGATCGTGGAATGAAACAGGCCCAAGATCTCGGTTTGATTGAAGGCAAGGAATGGGTTGCGACGTTTGACGGTGATACGCGGGACCCGCATGGTCAAGCCGACGGCGAGGTGGTTTCGGCATACGGTTATTTTGAAATAGACGGAGAAAAGTTAGAATATCCGGGTGATCCGAACGGATCGGTCGGCAATACGGCAAATTGCCGATGTTCGGTCATACCATACAAGAAGGGTTTATAATGAACGAATCATTTATTCATGCTGAACAAAGTAATAATTGGAAACCTGCATTTATTATCATGGCAATATTATTTATTGCTTTGTCGGGTTACACAATATACAATAATGCCATAAGCTCAAAGCGTCATGACGGCGAATATAAACTAATAATGGACACGCGAGAGTTATTGTTTGGATCGCTTGACGACGTTGATACATTATTTCTCGATGATCGAATTGTTGTATTTAACAGGCCGTTTAAAAGCCGGGAAAGAGTAACTGCATTAATGCATGATGACAATGCGCGAATTGCTCTTGATTGGCGTAAAGACGAAACCGTCGAGGATGTTACAAAAAGATTGATTGAAAAACACATAACCGATGTGGTCGAAAATAATATTATTAAGAATCAATAATTGAAAGGAGCGAATCAATGAAACGAATTATGACGGCAATTTTGTTAATCGTCGTTGCCGTATGCGGTCTTGCTATCGCGTCTGATATCAAGGCCCCCTATAGCAATTCTTATCGATGGGAATGGTTTATCGACACGACCGTTGCTGTAAACCATGATACAATTACCGGGGTATTCAAATATACTGGCCTTGGTAATTATTCGACCATCGAGGGATACATATATTTTGCATATAATACAATCGATACCGGAACCTCGGCGAGCGAAATAATTGACACCACCAGAGACTCGTTGATTTATCGAATGATCACTTACGGTCCCGATTCGACAATATACCGCGTTATCGAAATCGATTCAATCGTACAAGGTGGAGGTGGGGCCGGAACAAAAGACACCGTATTTTTCTCAGTCCCGGGTGATTCCGGCATTCTTGACGTTATCCAGATCGATCTCATTCAGGCATTGGCCGATTCGGATTATAGCGTTGCGCGGACGTCTGCCGGGGTAACGAGTACGGTCACGGTTTATATGGTTGCGAAAAAATGAGCCATATAAAAACGCAACCGGGTGATTATATGCCGACCTCGATATATAAAGATATCGACATTGATGAAATGCTTAAAAAAGACATTTCGTCCGAAGAATATTTGATAAAAAATATTAAAATGCAGGACGACGGATCAATGGTCTTTGAAGCGTGGGCATCAAGGGTTGAAATGGATCGTGGCCGAGATATCATATTAGCGGAGGCGTTTACCCCGTCGGTTATAAATAAATATATGGCAAAGCCGATTGTATTATTTAACCATATGTTGTTTGATGAACCCGCAATCGGTAAAACGCTTGAGATCAAGGCGGTGCAAGGCGAGGGATTGTGGGTTAAAATATTAATCAAGCCAACGACGCGCGGTAAGGATATTATTCTATTAATACAGGCCGGAATTATAAATTCATTGTCCGTCGGATTATTCGTTAAGATGTTCGAATACGACAAGGAAAATGATATTCGCAAAATCACCGAAGTTAAAGAATTAATCGAAATCTCCGTGGTAAATCTCGGTCAAAATGAATTGGCAACAATTATCAAACAAGCAGAGGAAATGAATCTCGTATTAAAATCATTTGCCGATTTAAAGCGAGATAAAAATGTAAATGTTATTTGTGGAGGTAATAAAAAAGTGGATATTGATGAAATCAAAAAAATTATTGACGATAACCGGACGTCGATATCGCAGGCGGTCGCAACGGTAAACGATGTGCGTAAAGAGGTCGCGGAATTGACGAAAGTTACCACCATCGTCAAAGAGTTTTCGGAGCGTTCCGATGCCGAAAAAAAGGAATTGATCGAAAAGGTCCGCGATGATGCTCAGAGGGCTGTCGAGGCCCTTGACAAAGCGGTTAAGGAAATTCACAAAAACCGCAATGTTTATGGTTCCGTTAAATCTTCAACCAATTTTGAGATCAAGCATTTGGTCGAAATGCCCGACTGGAGAATGGAGCGTTTATTCACAAAGGAAAAATGCGAAGAAATCAATCAGGTGAAAAAGCTCGCCGATGCGGTTCATATTGTTGATAAAATCCTTGAGGCGGGAAATGTCAATTATGCCCGCGAAGACCGGACCGAAAGAATCAAGAAGCTTTCGATTTACAAGGAATTCATTTCAAAGGCAATGGATACCGGGACGTCAAACGAGGGTTCGGAATACGTACCGTCGGCAACATTCACAGCCTCATTCTCCCCGTTGGTACGGCAGAACCTTGTTGTTGCCGGGATGCATCCGTCATCTCCGATGACGCAGGCTTCGCAAACCGATTTGGTGGAAGGTGCCGATACTCTTGCAACCCGCGCGACCGAAACCAAAACTTACGTTTCCGCATTCAACTCGACCGAACAGACTCCGGGATCGGCAAACGTAACATTTACTGCCGAGAAATTGCGCGGTCGGACGCAGTATTCCGGCGAAGCGACGGAAGATATGATTATCAGCGTCGTTGATTATATCACCATGAAGGTCGCCAGATCTGTTGCCCGCGCCATTGAAAAAGCGACCATTTCCGGCGATGATGCAGGTGGTACGGCATTCGACACTGGTGATACTCCGGGTTCGACCGATTGCCGTTATTGTTGGAACGGTTACAGGCAGGAATGCCAGACTGCCAACAAAATCAATCTCTCGACGTTTTCGCTTGAAAACCTGACAAAAATGAGAGCAAAGGGTGGAAAGTATTTTGCTAATCCGGCTGATTGGTTCTGGTTAACTTCCATCGAAACGTATCTCATGCATTTTCTCAATCCGGCTGAAATTGAAGAAGTTATCACCATCGACAAAATGGGACCGCTTGCCGTGATCGTGACCGGGCAACTGGCAAATCTCATGGGGGCCCCGATTGTGACATCGGAATTCGTTCTGAATACATACAATTCTTCCGGCGTTTATGATGGCGTTGAAGTGAACAAATCAATCGTCCTCGGCGTTCATCGGGCGTCGCATAAATACGGCGTTCACAAACCGCTTGAGATCGAAATTGTACGCGATGCGATCAACGACGTTTATGATGTCGTCGGTTACTGGCGCGGAGATTTCAAATGCATTTTTGATGCGACCGCAGAGGATGTTGTTGTACTTGGTTATGGGGTAACCACGTCATAATAATGAAATAATCCTCTCCTCCTGATTTGTTGGATTAAACGGAGGGTGGGGTTGAATGATGCCCCACCCTTTTAAAGAAAGGAATTATTAAAATGGGTTTCAAAATAATATTTGTCGGATCGAAGACCTGCAGGCAATTAACAGGTGGCATCAATGCGTTTCCCGGCGACATCAAAGGTGCGAAAGCAAAAGACATCGTCGATATAATGGAGCGTCACCCCGAAGCGTTTAAAATCAAAACGTCGTACGCCGACATGACGCGCGAGGATTTGGAAATTCTCGGCCCCAAACTGGTTAAACTTTATTTTCCCGAAAAAGATGCTCTTGAAGATCTGGAAAAACGGGACCATAAAATGATGGACATATCGGGCATGACCGTTAAGGCTTTGCATGATTATGTAAAAAAACATGATCTGGATATTCCCGGTCATCAATCCATGACAAAGGTGGCCTTAATTGATGCCATCATCAATGCAACGTCGGAACCGTCCGACGAAGAAATTGTTGAATAGGAGTTTCCAATCATGGCTCTTAATAGCAATGCGCTCGTGTCCGTTGATAAATTCAAATTGATTTGTTCAATTGAAACATCCGATCCGAACGTTGATGAACGGATTGAAGAATTTATTAACAGTGCGTCCGAGGCAATTGAAAAATATACCCGGCGAAAATTCCGAAAGCCGTCAACCGATTATGATGATTATATCGACGGAAACGGTAATAAACAAATGCGGTTGAAATATTGGCCGATTGTGTCTGCTCCGACCTATATTAAATATTACGATAATACCTCG